CGCCAGGGCCGCCGCCAGGGCCGCCGCCAGGGCCGCCGGGGACGCCGCCAGGGCCGCCGCCAGGGCCGCTGCCTGTGTCGCCAAGGACGCCGGCAAAAAGAAAGCCTGGACCAGATACACGCGCATGCTCATGGACGCGGTTCTGGATGTGTCATGAGAAGCATCCATTCCAGGCTGGCCCCGCCGAAACGAGGCGAAGTCGCTATCCGAACGACGTGGGTACACGCTGGAGGCGACAGCGTTCGCGTCATCCGAGGCAGGTCATCTGCCTGGCAGATAGAGGAGCTGCGGGAGGCGTTCCCGGACTGTTGCGAGGCATGCGTCGGCATCACTCTCATCGAAAGGTGCGAACAGTGGAAATGCGCCGGATGGTCTCTTATTCGCGGTTCCTTGAGTCCGCGTTTAAGGGAGTGGGACGGCGTGCTGTGCCGCCACTGTATTACGAGGATCGCCGACGACATGGCGACTCGGATCAAGGAACGCCTGGAAAATCTTGGGTGCCGCGTTGAAATCAAGATCAGGTTCCCGAAGCGAGGAACCATTGAGAATTACATGGAGAGATTTAGTTCGCGTAAATGCGAGGTGAGGGCGTGACCGCCTCCTCGCCGCCCGGCTTCAAAGTCTGCACCCCATGCTGGTATCAGGATTTGAAGGACGTTGCCAGACAGTTCAAGGAAGCCGTTCCGGAGTTTTGGGAAGACTGGATGTGGACATGGGTTTCTACTATCGGGACCGAGCAGTTTGCCAAGATGTTCTACGGAGGATGCAGAGACAAGAAAGGCGGGATCAGATTGGAAAGAAAGGGAGGGAATATATCAAGCACAGTATCTGTGCGAGGCTGGAGAAAGGAAAATGATGAGATTCAGGAAGAAGCCTGTGGTGATTAAGGAGGTTCAATTGCTGTGGTCAACGTGGTCCGAAATGTGCGACCACGCTGGAGTCGGGAAACTCTCGGATGGAAAGCCGGAAGGATGTTACCTCACGTTGGATGGCAAGGCATCCGACGTACCGGTAGAACCTAAGCACGGGCCAGATGACCACGGCGCTCATGCCCGGATCGGTTTGAAAATCCCAACCCCAGAGGGTTTGATGCTCGGCCAGGAAGGGGACTGGATTATCCGAGGAGTAAAAGGCGAACTGTATCCCTGCAAGCCGGACATCTTCGCCGCTACCTACGAAGCCGTGGAGGAAGCCCCCTATTCCCCCAACGACCGAGCGGAGGTGGAGGCTCTCCTGCACGCCAGCCGAAGTAAGTGTTTCGCCCTGGAAAATGCGCTCGCCGCTCACCGCGCATCCGCGAAGAAAGTAATGGAGTGCGACTGCTCCAACTCGACGATGTGCTCGGACTGTCTCTTCGAGTTGGAGACGCATGGCGGGATGGACGAGGATTGCGAGTGCCGCTCTGACGCAGACGAGCCGGTTAAGGGATGTCCGGTTCATGGGGGTGCGTGATGGCCGTAGGATGCGGTTGCACGATGTACGTCAATGGTTGCCCGACACACGGCGACCTTGGATCGGCGACTATGAAGGAAATGGTGGAGCGGATCATCGAATTGCATCGGGCGGTGGAAAAACTTGAATCGCTCCGCTGGCTGGTGTTTGTGATCGGCTCAACGGTTGACGAGCCTATTGCCGCGTTTAAGTTTTCCGACATGGCTTACAAATGGGCCAAGGAGAACTATCCCGGTAGATCCAGGATCATTGACTGGCCCGGGACGAAAAGGAAAGTGACCAATGAATGAGTGACTTCAATGGGAGTTCAGCGACGACATTAGACCGCAACCGCACCAATCTCAAGAAAGGCGGGGCATCGTGAGTGATCCAAAGACCCTTGAGCAGTTCAACGCTGCGTGGCTCAAGCAGATGAAGGAGAAAGATGTGGAGCTCGCCACTCTCCGCGCTCGGTTGGCGTTGGCGGAGAAGTGCGTAGAGATTCTGCGCGGCGCAATCGAATACAGTGGGCGTCGCGGTGGTGCGTGGCATACAGACGAGGGGGAGCGGGCTGTCGCCGCCTACGACGCCAATCTCAAGGGGGGAGCGTGAAGAGTATTAGTCTCGGAGCATCAGAAGCGCTGAAACGCGCAGATGCCGAGTTAGCCGCCCTGCGTATTTTCCTCGCCGACGTCTCCGGGGCTCTCTGTGATGCCGGTGATGTGATGGTGCCGGAGGCGGCCAAGTACGGAGAGGCCGTGCGCGGAATCGTCAATGAGCGGGACCGGCTCCGCGCTCGGTTGGAGTTGGCGAAGAAGTCCGACGCTGATTCGCTGCGCGAGGAAAACGCCTATTACCAAAGGCGCCTTCGCCGACTTGAGGACGACATGACTGTATTGTCCTGCCGTGTCGTTGAGGCGATCAGGGACATGGAATCGCTGCCCTTCGTAAGGGCGGATCTCGACAGGGCATTGAAGAATTTGGGGCGCCCGGAGCGGGAGTTCTATATCAGAGAAGGGATTGATCCGCAGTCAATTTACGCAAGGATCGGCAATGGTCAAGCCTGAAGAGCTGCGTCCCATTCTTGAATCGAACGCCGAGTTGTTCGGCTCCTGTAAAATATGCGGGACCGGGCGCATGCTCCTTTTCAACCGCGACTATGTGATGTGCCCCGCCGGATGCGAACCGATGTTTCCTTCTCCAGGTAAAGACATTACACTTGATTTCCGGGCGGACTCGCTTCGGCGAGCAAAGATTCGAAAAAGAGACTTGGAGGCCTAGTGAGCGTCGCAATCTACTCGCGCCTGATCGAGTTGGCCGCACTGTCGCCCGACGACAGGGCCGCGCTGAAGACCAAGAGGGGGTTTTCAGACGAGACGATCGACAGGTTTCGATTCAGGTCATGCGGCCCGGATCTCGGCAAGATCATTGACGGGGTGCTGAAGGCGGAGTTCCAGGGGTCGGAGCTGGTCGAGGCCGGTGTTGTGACGGAGACGCTTGAGCCGCACTTCGTCCTGACGAAGCCGAACATCCTGATCCCCTATCTGGACGGCGACAGGGTGATGCACATCAGACCGCACAAGTACGGGATCCCGGAGAAGGCGCCGCAGATCTACAAGGCCGGGACCGCAAGCGCGATCGTCCTGACAGAGAGCGAGTTCAAGGCGGCGGCTTCTCATCAGTTCGGATTCCCGGCGTGGGGGATTCCCGGCATCTCTTCTTTTTCGCGCCAGCACGCGCCGCGCTTCATCGAAACGATCAAGGCGGCCGAGATCACGAACGTCTTCATCATCTTTGACAACGAGAAGAAGGACGATCCGACTCTCGCCAGCTACAAGCAGGATCCGGAAAAAAGATGGGACACGCAGTTCTACGCGATCGTGATGGCGAAGAATCTGGAAAAGGCCGGGATCAGCGCAAAGATTTGTACGTTGCCGTCCGACTGGATGCGCGACGGAAAGATCGACATTGATGGGGCGCTGGCTCAAGGCCGAAAGCCTGACGAGTACAAGCGCGTGATCATGTCGGGGCTCCCGCAGAAAGAGTACCGCTATCGCCAACCCAAAGAGGCCATGCAGATCATCGCCCGCAAAGACAAAATCTGGTGGAGGAACCCGCTGGTTCGGAAGGAGTTCAATCGCTACGTTTCGACCAGGACCAAGGGGAAAGAATCAGTTGATGTCGACATCTCGAATTTCACGGTCAGTGTCCGGTCGAACTTCTACATCGAGAACGACGGCGGCGCGAACGAGATCACGAGAAGCGTCGTCCTGACCGATGAGTTCGGGCGCGAGAGTCAGCCCGTGATCATGACGAGCGAGGACATGACGAGCGAGGGATTCGCTGATTTTGCAAAGAAGCAAGGCCCGTATCTCTGGAAGGGCAACAAGGCCGAGATGGACGACGTATGGGAAGACGCCTTCCTGCGTGACACGGGCCGGATCATCTACCAGCCGAATCACATCGGCCGCATGAAGGACGGAAGCTGGCTCTTTGGAAACGTCGGGATCAACTCGGCCGGGGAGCTTGTGACGCCTGACGAGGAAGGTATCTTCTGGATCGACGGCAAGGGGTACAAGCCCAGGGGCATCGGCGATACGGAGCCCCCGGTCATGGAAACCAGGTACAAGGTTGACATCTGGGAGTACTCTCAGAAGCTCGCTCAATGCTACGGCAACCAGGGGGTGAAGGCCGCAATCGGCTGGGTCTTGGGGTCGGCCTACGCGGACGATATCCACAGGGAGGTGGGCCTGTACCCCCTCCTGTTCATCGGCGGCAAGAAGGGATCCGGCAAGACGACGCTGGCTCGCTGGCTCATGAAGTTGGCCGGGCGAGACGAGCCGGTCCAGAGCATCGGGTCTGTCACAACCGAGAACGCCATTATCCAGCGCCTCAAGTGGTCAAGCTGCATGCCATGTTTCTGGGACGAGTTCAGGAATTCCAAAGACATGGCCCGCCGGGAGGGGCTTCTGCGGGTGGTCTTCAATAGGGGCGGCGTCAGCAAGGCGATCAGGACCGGGGATGGCCTTCGGTCCGTCACCGCCAGGGGGACCGTCATGCTGGCCGGGCAGGACCGCCCCAATGACGAGGCGTTCTTTGACCGCATGATCGACATCAATATCTCGGAAGAGCGGCGAACCGGAGAGCATTACAAGTGGCTGGCGCAACAATCCGGGATCTTGTCATCAGTGTACTTGGACGTGATCAGACGCAAGAAGGAATTCTTGCCTGGCGTCTTGGCCGGGATCGAGAAGTTTGCGCAACTGCTCTTGAAGCGCGGAGCCGGGGACCGGACGGCTGTAACTTACGGGGTGGTAGCGTCGTGCTACTGGACCTTCTGCGTCCCCCAAGAGAAGCCGGACATCGCGTTCACTGACTGGCTCGGCACGTCGTCGGATCAGAAGACGGAAGAGGTCAAGGACGACAGTCCGACGACGAAGTTCTGGGATTCCGTGATATCCTACGTTGACAGGGGCGACATCGACAAGGCGTGTTTCAAGAGGTCCGGCGACGGCAAACTGATCTACGTCTACATGCGGCAGGTCTACGACAAGTGGGCCGAATGCGAAAGGAGGATCGGCCGCGAGCCGTGGAACGAAAACGCGATCATCCGGTACATGGACAACGAGGGATATCTTCACAGCAGATCGACAACGAACAGGTTCAACGGGAATATGCGGCGGTGCATCGCCATTGAATCCAGAACCGCGCCAAAATCGCTGCTGGATTACATGGAAGGAGAGTCGTCGAATGGCAACGGTGGACACAATCCCCATGTCGATAGGACAGCGTCCGAACCAGAAGACTTATTCGATTCCGGAGGCGCTGAAGCGAGCGCATGAAATATTCGAAGGGACGATCTATATGGATGGAAAACCAGTGATGGGAGATGACGTTGTGGCCGCCTGCAAGCTCGTCTTGGATCTATTGAAGATCCATCACCCGGAAGCCATTGTCTCGGGCGCCGCGATGCTGCGGGATCCGGATACCAGGGCGAGGTTCTGCAAGAATTCCATGTCGCTCATACCGGCAACCGACTTACCTGAAGGAGTTGTTGAGGCATTAAATAAGTTCTAGATTTTAATTTGACAATCTACATCTAAAAGGTAAGTTTAGCGCATGAAATCAAGATACCAATACGAGTCGCAGACGCTCTACTTCGGAAAGAAGTTCGAGGGTCTTAGCGCGGCGATTACGGGCGCCGCAACCAGGGCTGGAATCAGTCCGAGTGAGTACATCTGCCGCGTCGTCGCCGATCGCCTCAAGTGGGTGAAGGAGCCCCCGAATCTCGATGGCACTACTGACAGGGGAACGGCCGAGACTCCGGCTGCACAGTGACCGGATCCTTGTCACGCTCCCCTACGAGGAGCGCGACACGGTGAGGGCGATCGAGGGCTACCGATGGGACGCCAAGGAGAAGGCATGGTCCTTCCCGAAGTCCCACTTCTCGGCCCTTCGCCTGATCCGAGTGTTCAAAGACGTTGCGCTGATCGAGCCATCCGTCCTGGAGTTCGTCAAGGATGGGCTCGCCGAGAAGAGGATCATCGACGAGATTCGCCAAGGCCGGCACATCGAGGACTGCCCCGCCTACCTGTACCGCCACCAGAAAATCAGCCTCGAAATAGCCAAGCGAGCCGAACGCTTTGCGCTGTACCTGGACACCGGCCTCGGCAAGACTGCCCTCTCGATTGAGATCATTCGCCACTGGCGCAAGCAATCCCTGACGCCCGATCCGTGGCTAGTCGTGTGCCCACTCTCGATCATCGAACCGGCCTGGATGGAGGACATCGCCAAGTTCGGGAACGGCCTCCGGGCGGTATCTTTGTGGGCCGGGACCAAGGGTAAACGCCTCAATGCGCTGTCGAATCACGCCGACATCTACATTGCCAACTACGAAACAGTGAAGATGCTGCTCCCGGAAATACAGGCTCGGACCTGGGGAGGAATGATCGTCGATGAAGCGTCAAAGATCAAAGACCCGTCGAGCCAGATCACGAAGGCGGTTACAATTCTCTCTCGGTCCATCCGGAAAGTTTACCTTCTCTCGGGTACCCCGGCTCCGAACTCGGCGCTCGAATACTTCCCGCAAATGAAGGTGCTGGATGAGGGAATCTTCGGATCCTATACCGGGTTCAAGAACCGCTACTTCTACCGTGTCGGTTACGGAGGGTTCACCTTCAGGTTGCGGCCGGACATGCAGAACGAACTGATGGGCCTGATCCAGCAGCGCGCGATCTTCTTCCGGAAGGAAGAGTGCCTGGATCTTCCGGAACAGACGTTCGTCCACCGGGATATCGAGCTGGATCCCGAGAGCCGCGCCACCTACAACCAGATGAAGCGCGACGCCATCATCGAGTGGAACGAAGGCGGTGAAACCAAGGCGCAGTCGGTCGTCGTCAAGCTGATGAAGCTCCGTCAAATCACGTCAGGGTTCTCGATCGACTCGGAGGGAAACGTCCATGACATCCACGACCAGAAGTACAGAGTGCTGCAGGAAGTTCTCGACCAGATTGGCGGCGAGCAAGCCATCATCCTCGCGCAGTTCAGGCACGAGATCGAGTGCTTCAAGGAGATGTTCGGCGACGAGGCTGTCTACATTTACGGCGACACTCCTTCTGATGAAAAGAATCATGGGATCAAGGAGTTCCAGCTCGGACACAAGCAAATTCTAGTCGGCCATCCGAGGTCAATGGCGCATGGCCTCACATTCGTCAACTGTTCCTACGTTATCTGGTTCTCTGCCAGCTATTCCCTTGAGGAGTGGTATCAGGCGAACCAGCGGATCCACCGGATCGGGCAGAAGAAGGCATGCACTTACATCAGCCTTCTCGCTAAAGACACCATCGACGAGCACATCTACGAGGCCGTCAAAAAGAAAAAGACCGTGAGCGATGCGTTGCTGGATATGCTTCGGGCGGAGGCGCGATGAGGCGAAATAGAGCGAACGAGTCCGATCTGCAGAAGAAAGTCATGTCGCGCCTCAAATCCTTCGGCGGCTATGTCCGCCGCAACGTGCAGGGGCCGTACTCCAGGGTCGGAACCCCGGATATCGAGGGCGTATGGCATGGGATCTTCTGGGCGATCGAACTGAAGAGGAAGGGCAAGAAGGCCGACAAGTTGCAGGCTAAGGAATTAATTGACATCCAGACGAACGGTGGTATGGTTGCCGTGGTTGACGACATGAGCGCCCTTGAGGCGTTCCTGGGAAGCATAGAAAGGAGCCGCGAAAATGTCTGAGGAAACGGACCTCGCTATTGCCGTGGAGAGTACGAAGATGCCGGCGCTGGCCGATGCGCTGGCCGACGTGAGGCGTCAGCTCGCCGAGCTTGAGCTTCAAGAGAAGGAGCTTGAGGCGACGCTTCTGGATGCGATGCTGAAGGCCAACTGTTCGAGCTTCAAGACGGATAACGGCGTTCAGGCTGTCGTCTCGAAGAGGTTCCACCTCGAAGGGATCACCGACGAGATCAAGGAGGAAATCTGCAAGGCGCTGATCGAGAACGGCCACGGCGACATGGTGCGGCAAATGTACAACCATGCGTCGTATCAGGCGCTTGAGCGCCAGCGCAACGAGCAGGGTCAGCCGACCCTGCATCCGGCTGTCAAGGCGGTGACGAGGCCCGGACTGTCGCTCCGGGGAGTGAAGGCATAGGGCCAAGGGCCCGGAAAGGAGCCAGCAATGGCAGAGAACAAGGTGCCGATGGTGCGGGATGTCGATGAGGGGAACGACTACGCGGACCACTTCAGCGTGGCCGACAACGTGAAGGGGATCGACCTCAAGCTGCCAGCGATCAAGATCATCCACCCGGCCCAGATGTTCGAGATGCCGGACGGGTCGAGGGTCGGCGAGTTCGAGGGGTTGATCCTTGACTGGACCAACCAGAACTCCTGGTGGGAGAAGTCGCTGAACGACGGCGGAGAGCCCGGCAACCTGCCGGACTGCTACTCTTTGGACGGGATCAAGCCCGAAGAGTCGTCTGTCAAGAAGCAGTCCCGGTCCTGCATCGCGTGTCCGAAGAACAAGTTCGGGTCTGACAGGCGGGGCCGCGAAGGGAAGGATTGCGCCAACAAGCGGCTCTTTCACATTCTCGTCAACGGCAGCACGATCCCGTATCGGCTTCGAATCCCGGCGTCGTGCCTCAAACGCGCCGACAAGTACATGACCGAGCTTTATGACCGGAAGATCCCGTACCAGGTGGCCGGTACGGTCTTCAAGCTGGCGAAGCATTCCAACAAGGGCAGCGTCGAGTCGTCCGAAGTGACGTTCACGATGACCGGGAAGGTGGACAAGGCGGCGGTGCCGACTTTGGCCGCCCTGATAAGGAAGTTTCAGCCGTCGTTCAGGCACAAGGCCATTGAGGAAGCAGATGGTCCGGCGCCGGATTCCGCCGCAGAGGCCGAAATGGTGCTGAAAGAGGCAGGATTGTAAGGACTGTGAGTCGGACCCCCGGCCGTCGTTCGACATGCGGCGGCCGGGGGATTTTTTATCTGGATCGGCTCGCTCCTTGATAATGATGCACAAGTACGGATTCGTGGTCCCGACCTACAACGACGCCCACTTCTTGCCGGATCTGTTTCATTCGATCATGGCGATGACCGTCAAGCCCGACATCCTGACAATCGTTGATGACGGATCGGATCCTGACAATGCCGAGAAAGTGGCCGAGGCCGCCGGGATCATCATCGGGATCAAGACGCAACATATCAGGCAGGCCAACGGCGGGACGTTCTCGGCCATCAATAACGGCATCGACGCCACGGACGCGGAGTGGGTGAACGGCTTCTCGGCTGACGACATGGTGATGCCGAGCTACTTCGAGGAGGTATCGAGGCATGAAGACGCCGACGTGGTGGCGATCGGGTGGCGCGACTTCGGAACGGAGCGCGAGGGTCAGGGGTTCAGTCCCGCCATCACCATCGACGGCCTTCGGCGAGGCAACCAGATTTGCGGGCTGTCGCCTTTCAAGAAAGCGCTCTGGACCAGGATCGGCGGATTCGATCAGTCGGCTTCCCCATGCTCAGACTACGCCTTTTGGCTGGACGCCTGTCTTGGCGGCGCCAAGTTTTTCTGCTCCAGAATGATCCTGGCTGCCGTCAGGCTCAGAAAAGACTCACTCTCAAAAGCGACTCACGAAGAGAAGCAGCGCGAGATCGTTCGCGGGATCCTGACGAAGAGGGGGTTGCCGGTCTAGTCTTTCAGGTCGCCGATCTGCTTCCTGAATTCACGGAGAACGTTCCGTCGCTCCTGCGCGAGACGCCTGACGGCCGTAACCATGTCTTCGTCGAATTTCGTGAAGCTCTTGACCCACTCGCGCCGAAGATCGGCAGGAACGTCTGCGGCCTTGTCGATGATCCGATCGTTGATGTATTTTACGACTTCGCCTGGAACGATCTTGGCTTCCTTGACGGCGGTCCACGCGCCTTTCATGTCTTCCAAGTTGCCGGAGTCGATGGCTCGCAGCATGTCGTTCTTGAGGCGAGTCTCACGATTGAACGACTGTTCGTAGATGCCGTGTTCCGCCTTGAAATCAGCCAGCTTCGAGCGCAGCAGACTCTCGTAGTTCCTGGCGATATCGACGTCCTTGAACTCCCGAAGTCCGGCCACTTGGGAAAAGAACTCCTTGGCGGCTTCGACGGTTCCTCTCCGCGTCAGGCTCTCGACAACCTTGGTCGGAGTCGTAGATGCAAGCTCTCCGGCAATGTGTCCAAGCCCTTGAGCGAATCCTTGCGGCGGCTCAAAGCCGATTTCCGGGAACGTCTTTATACCCATCGCCATCGCCGGACCACGAATAAGCGGCGTGACCGACTGAGCAAGCGTCTTTCCGACGCCGCCGGGGACGCTCTTCAGTTCCATCGCGCTCTTGGACAGGAACTCCTTCAGGTTCAGGCGGCCGTTCCAGAGGTCGTAAACGTTGTCCTGCACTTCTTCGAGTCCGAAGTTGTCAATGAAGTCGGTAAGAGCGGACGGCTGGCCGAAGTACTTGATCTTGCCCTCATGCTCATACAGGATGTGCGGGCGTCGCTTCTGCCAGTCAGGAAGCGAGTCTTCCGCATCCGGATACATTTCCCGGTTCCATTTTTGGGTCATCCAGTAGGCGGCCGCGACACGAAGCGCCAACGTGGAAGCGAGCCTTGTTCCTTGAAGCGCTCCAAGCGCGATACCCTTGCCTCGATACCCCTTGGCAACAGCAGCGGGCCACGCCGTCGAATTGATCTTGAGCCATGAGTAGAACGGGATAAGGCCGTCTCGAAGACCCTGCTCAAACTTCGTGAAATCGCCGTAATCGCCGAACGCCTCGCGGCTGACCTTCGATGCGATGTCATATGGATCGGACAAGCCGCGAATGTCGGAGATCCCCTCGAACGGCTTCTTGCCGGCGCGGATCCTATTCAGGTTTTCCTTGTAGGCGACATACCGAAGCATTCCTTCCCGGAACTCGGCGAAGTTTCTCGGCGATCCGAGCACCCTGCGGGCCCCGCGAAGCAGACCCTTGGCGCTGAATGTCGGCGCCTTGTCCAGAAACTCGACCATCTCTCGCATCTTGCGGATGTTGCCGAGCGTCTCCATCGTGGTGCGGCCCGACTGAAGAACGCCATGCTCTATGGCCGCCCGCACATCCGGAGTCAGTTGCCCTGTCTTCTTGTAGGCGATGTACTCTCGCAGGCTGTCAGCCATCCCTTTCCCGAACGCCTCCGGAATGAACGCGATCCCGCGCTCCATGTCACCCAAGAAATTCCGGATGTTGTACCGGAGGGGCGAGATGTTGATGACGAGCGACTTCCAGGCGGGCGTGAATTTCGACATGACGCTCTTCTTGGCCGGCGGCTGAAGGAAGTCGTCGATGGCGACGGAAATTTCTTCCGGGATCACGAACGTCTTTGCAGACGCGCCGCGCCCAAGCACTTCTTCAAGGCCGGCCTTGCTCATGCCCGGAAAGACATCTTCCAGGTTCACCGAGTTTATGAAGTCCCGGATGCTCGACATGGTCGGCGAAGCCATCTCGTCGCGTCCGACGCCGAATACGCTGGACCGACCAACGTACATGCGTTCGCCGACCTTTAGCTTTTCTCCCGGCTTGATCGTAAGACCGCGCGGATCCCTACCGGCCAGATCCTCCGCGATATCGTACTTGGCCATTAGTTGGTTGATCTTGTCGTAGACCCTGATCCTGTAATTCGCATCCGCAAGATGCCGCGCAGCCACTTCGACGAGATCGGTGTAGTAATCCTGTGCGCTGCCCTTGCGCTTGATGCGGAACGAGTTTCTGGATACCTGGTCGATGTAGTGCAGGACGTAATGCGGAACGTAGACGTTCTGTCCCATCACATCGCTGGTCAGGAGGTTCCTGGCGACAAGGGCATCTCGGGTGGCGTTCATAATCGCGTCGTAGCGGCCAACGGCCTCAGCTACCCTTGGATACTTGGCAACCTTCTCCATGCTCTCCTTGAGCGATTGCGTCAGGAATGAAATGTCAGTTCGCGTTCTCGGGGCCGGCTCGCCCGCAACCTCGATCTTCGGCGCGAAGTTCCTTGGTACCCCACCCGGATACGTCTCCGGATGAGATGCGACGTGGTGCATGTCGCGCATGAAGATATGCCTGCGAAGAAGCTCGCGCTCGGCAACTGACAAATCACCGTAGATGGCCTTGACTGACTTGACTGAATCTTCAACGGCAAGCGTGTTGATTTCCTTGGCCGAGCGCAGGATCTCGACACCGGGAGCGTAGAACGGATCGTCTTTGAGTTTCCCGAGATGGCGGAACTTCTCGTCCCAGGCATTCTTGATCTGGCCGAGAATCCCGAACGGATTGCTCTTGAGTTTTTCCGTCTCGTCGAAGAACCGGTTGATCTCCGGATTCGATGCCTTGATGTCGTCCGGCGCGACGGTCTTGACCGTCTCTTCTTTCGGGCCGATGAACCCGGCCTGCTTGACGCGGCGCTGCTTGTTGGCCTGCTCCAGGAGCAATTGATCGGCGATCTCTGTAGCCGACGGCCTGAGCGCGAGTTGCCGCTGAACGTCAGAAACCGGCCCAATCGTCTCGGCTACCAGGGTTCCAGGCTCTTTTGGGGCCACTGGAACGGGCTCTTTGGCCGGCTTGAACGTGCCGCGTTCGGTGATCTCCTTGGCCGAGACGCCCATCCCATGAAGCTCCGTGTCGATGTCGTCGATCTGCTTCTGGTATTCCTGAAGCCTCGGATTGACATATTCGGTGAACTCCTGCATGGCCTTATCACGAAGCTCCTGACGACCCTTTTTGCCGGTGAGCCTTTGAGCCGAGAACTCAAGGGCGCGGCGAAACCTGTCAAGCTCCGCCCGGCGCTCCATGAGAGCGGCTATCGGATCCTCATCCGGTGCGGCCTGACGTTTCTTCGGCAACGGCGCGATATTTTCGGCAGCAACCGCCTTCTTCTGCATGTCTGCGCCGATCTGTTCAAGAACCGGCGAATCAACCTCCCGGCCGATTCGACGAAGCTCCTGACCCACAAAGGCATCTCTGGCAATCGGATCCGCCTCCAGCGCGGCCCTCGCCTGGATATCCTGAATGGCCTTCTGGAAGTGCGCCCGCTTGCCTGATAGATCGGCGGCAGCCGCAACGCCCTTGCCGGCAGCCGCAGCGCCCTCGGCCGCCTTGGCGCCAAGGCTTGAAATGCTCTCGGCTCCGGCCGCAATAGCCGCGATCTCCGGCGAACGCTTGAACAGGAATCCAAGGGTCGCCTCAGCGCCTTTCTCCTGGAAAATCTTCGCGGCCTCGGTCCATATCGGAACCCCCAAGACGCCCTCAAGGGCGGCTCTCGGATTCTCCGGGGCAGACCTGATAAATTCTGGGATCGAGAACGGGGCACCGACGACTGTTCCGGCGCTCCCGAAGAACTCGCCGACAGACTTCAGCTGCTCGTCGTCCATCTGGATGCCCCAGTCGCGATTGAATTTCTTCTGTCTCTCTATCCCGGCCCTGACGAAGAAATCCCTGATGTTTTCCGATACGGAGGCGAAGCTCCGAGTGACGCCGGCGATGCCTGACGGCAACGGTTCAACGCGCTCTTTTCCGGTCGGGGCTTTCGGTAGCGGACCCGGAATTTCCTCGCCTTCCCGGATGTCTTTGCCGCCGACACGCTGCGGCATGATGGCGAAGTGACCCGCTTTCGGCTTTGGCGTTTTTCCGGCTACGACCTCTTCGAGCCTGGATTCGGCGGCGTCAGTCTCGTAGCGGGACAGCAGGGAATTCAGCTTGGCGCGGCTATTCTCGTCGAGCTGCGCGAGTTGTTCGGGCTTCAGAGCCTTGGCATCCTTGAGGATCCCAAGCTCATCTTCGGTGAGCGGCATCAGTCAGGAATGTTCTTGAGGCGATCTGAAAGGCTTCGGACGGCAGCGTCTATCTCGGCGGATTCCGGCTTGGTCTTTTCTCCCCTGCCCAAATCCATCATGCGCTTCTTCAGGAGCGGCCCGATAGTCGGATGCTCACCATAGAGCCCGATCATGCGCTCGACTTCGGCCTTCGGCAACTTTGACAGGCTGGCCCTGAGGGCTGTTTCCCCGGCAATCTTCTTGGCTTTCGCGTCAATGAGCCTATCCAGATCAGTCGATTGCTGCATCTCTTCGTATTGCTTCTGGAGGGCCGGTATTCCCTCGTCGGCTGCCATGATGTCGCCGATGGCCTTCTCCGCATCTTCGGTGAGCCCCTTCACTTCGGTCGTGGATCCGGGCACCCTGTATGTCAGGCCGCCTGGACCGATCGTTTCAGGAACAAGGCCGCCCTGCCCCGGCGCACCCTGAAGAAGGCGCGAAATCTCCTCCTGCTGCGCCAACCCGGTCTGCGCTTTCAGGAGGCCGGCAGCGGCAGCAGCCTGCTTGGCAGCCAGCGCGCGCTCAGTCATCTCAAGGAGGGGCGCCGGAACAATATCGAGCCTTCCCGGCGCCGTCTCGTTGAGATCGAGCCCCAACTGACGTAGATTGCCGCGCATGTCAGCGACCTTAAGTTGAAGCTCTTGATCCCGTTCGCGCCTGCGCGTGACCTCCTGGAACGTCTTCTGGATGCCGGTCAGGGCCGTAACGGCCGCCTCGATCGGCATGATCGTCCGTTGCGCGGCGATCTGGCCGGCCTGGGCGATGAGTTGAGGAGGAAGCGGGTCGGCCATTAGAAGCGGCTCCTGCTCGGATCGAGATAGTAGGATCCGGATCCGCCGGAACCAGAGTTATCCTGCGTTCCGGTTGACCCGAAGTTGAAATTCAATCCAGGAAACCCGCCCTGACTCGGGAAGTTGAACGGGACACCGAATCCCATCGCGCCACCGGCCAATGCCCCGCCAAATCCGCTGGCGATACCGGGGAAGCCGCCGAATCCTCCGGCCGCCGCAGACAGGCCGCCGATAGCGAGTTGAGTGTTGAACTGCTCACGAGCCGCCTTGGCCTGCGCCTTGGCATTCAACATGGCTTGGAGATTGGCGCCCCTTTGCTGTTCGATCCCGATGGCCGTGGCGAGATCAGGGGCCGACCTCTGGAAGAACTCCTGACCGGAACTGGTGCGAAGCATCGAAAGGGCCTGAAGGGCGCGATTCCTGACAAGCTCTCCGATGCCAAGAGCCTCATTGAACGCCTGTTGCGGTTGACGAGCGCCAAGAGCCCCAAGACGGGCCGTGTCGCCCGATCTCAACGCCTGCTCGAAAGCTCTTTGCTGGCCACCGGCCAGCTCACCCCTCTGGGCCGCCTCGAACTCTTCGAGAGCGAAGGAGGTCTGTTCCGGGGCGCCGGCCCGAAGAAGGCTCAAGAGCCTCGGTCCGTACTGCTGTTCGAGATCCAGAGCGCGGCCAAAGGCCGGACCAAGAGCGCCCTGCGCGTCGGAGAACAATTGATCGGCTGTCCGGAACTGCTCTTGCGCGAAGCGGGGCCTACTCCTGCTCATGTTTCTCCCTTATCTTATACTGCCGGACACGATTGTCCAACCTCTCGAACGCAATGAACTTAGGACGCTCCTCGCAACTGTCGATGGCGTAGTCGAGCATGCCTCCGATCAGGTCCTGAAATTTGACGCGATCTTCCATCGCCAAGAACGCGATGTAAAGAAGCTGCCCTTCTCCCTCTACATCGTTCAGGATCTTCCTGTCTATGTCGGAGATGTCCTTGAGTTGCCAGTAAAACATGACGGCCGTCAGGCCGTTCCTGTCGAGGCGCCATGTCACGCGGCGCCTGAAGATGTGCCAGGCAATCAGGCCGCGATCAGCCAGGTAGAGAGACTCTTCCGGCGCGTGCTTCCTCACGAATTCGATGATGCTCGTAAGGATGTCCGGAACTTCCGGTGTCGATTCCAGCCGGTTGATCATTAGAAGAATTCCTCGACAATGACAAGACCGTTTGCTCCGGCTCCGCCAGTTTTCGAGGGGCTATTTTCGGGGTTGGAGGCTCCTGATCCGCCGCCTCCAAAATTACCACCGGCAAGGCCGTTTTCTCCAGAACCGCTCGACCTTGCTCCGCCACCATACGCCGAACATCCTCCGGCCCCGCCAACCACAAGGACACCGCCGGCAGTCCTAAATCCGATTCCGCCGCCCTCTCCGGTATACCCGATATCGGTTGTTCCGGAAGCCGACCCTCCGTTTCCACCGGTGACAACTGCTGCAAGAGGTCCATTTGAGACCCTTCCACCTCCACCGCCGCCGGTAGCGACAACCAGGGATCCGAAACTGGAACTTCCGCCGCCGGCTCCATCGGCATCACCAACACCGCCGGCGCCGCCGGCGCCGACAGTCACCGCCTCGGTGGCGCCGATTGACGATGCGGCGAGATATCTCGTACTTGCTCCACCGCCGGCCCCACCAGCCCCCATCGACCCTTCTCCGGTACCGGTGGTCAAGGCGCCTCCGCCGCCTCCGCCGCCACCCAACACGGTCACAATCGCCCTGACCAGGCCGGCCGGTTTCGTGTAAGTACCAGATCCGGTAAACACTCGGACAAACGGACCGACGCCAAGCTCTGAACCGCCCATAGCGCCGCCGAACAACAGAGCAGAGCAGGTTGTCGCCCCGCCGACGAGAACGCGCCCAAACACTTCACCACTGAACGTCGATGTTCCGGTCGCTTTGCCGGCTGTCCCGGTGGACAGCTTCAAATACTGCCCCCTCGTCACCGGGCCATCGACGTTGACGGTCTGCACATGGCCGCTGAACCGGACGGTCCTGATGGTATCCGTTGCGGCGGCTTCAAGAAGAACCCCGATCTCGCCGCGATAAGTTGCGCTCGTGGAAGTCGTGAAGGCGTTGTCGGTCGTCGAATCGCTGACAACCACATCACCCTTTGACCTGGCGTCGCCGCTCTTGTTGGCGAGGCGCCTGACAGTCGGGATATCGTGGAAGTTCGATCCGTCAAAAATCTGAGCACCGATCTGGTCGGTCCGGAACTGGATCTCGCCGGCCACGGGCGAAGGCAGGTCGGATCCGGTTGCCGTCACCGGACGAGACACGGAATCGAATCCGTCGCGGTTGATGCTGTGAACGGTAGCGAGGTCGACGAGATCGTTGAGCATCTGCGCCGTCGCCTGCGTCGTAAAGGTCTGTCCACGAGTTACATTGTTTGCCATCTCTACTCCTTCTCGATATTCTCGACAAAAGCCGCCGTATGGATGGACGTGAGCTTCATCACATCGTCATCCCCTTGGTATTCGATCTTGTACTGGATATCCCGGCCTCGACCCAACTGCTCCAGATCGAACTTCTTCCGGTTCAGGACGGCATTTGGAAAAATCATCGGAAGGCTAGCCGGTAAGGAAACGCCGCCGCCGGAGAGATCCTGCGTCCCTAGCTGCACATAGCCGCCGGCGTTGACTTGCGCCGAAAGAGTCGCCGTTCCGCTTGTCGCCTGGAACTCGAATTCAACGAACTCGAAAATCTTGTCAGACATCGGCGCTTCAAGGTCGTCCCTGCGCGTCTCGATCAAAACCGGAATTGCCGTCGCGTTGTCATTCTCATCAGCGTCGAACATCTTGTAGACCTTCGAATCGGCCCGGCTCTCGCCGCCATACAGCTTCTCACCGTCGTTCTCGATGTCCGAGACGGTGACGCTCAGGATGTTCATGTTGGTGAACCTGGTCCACCCCTTCGAGAGCGTGTCATACACAAAGGCGTCTGTCGGACTAGTGGCAACCCCGGTAGGCACGAAGAAGATGGCCTTGTTGTCGATGAAGACGGCGCAAGAGGTGTGGAGGTACTTCTTGTTGATCTCGTCGATCCACGACTGGATCTCGAACGACATCGGGATATCCGCCCCGGTCAGCTTGTTCTGCTCATTCCTCTGAATGGACCGGATGTGAGCGTCGTTTCCGAGAAACCAGATATCCGTCCCGACCTGGATGATCGTGCGCTTCGCGGAGCATCCGAACCGGATATCGACAGCCGTTGGAACCCAGTTGGCCGGAGAGGCGTCTGAAACGTCGATAATGTAAATCCCGACTTCCTTAAATACCAGAAGCTCGAACTCCCTGAATTTTCGCAAGCCGGTAATCCGGTAATTGTCCCCCGCGTTGACCTGCTTGAAGTTGTTGGTCCTGTCAAAGGTCTGCGGCGCCAACGAGTCAGAGAAATAAACGCGGCTTTCGTTCCCGGCCCCCGACTCTCCGGCCACGAAGAGCCTGTTGATCATCCACTCTGCGTGGGTTCCACGCGGAGGATCCGCGTTCGTGTTTCCTTCGTCAGTGACCGTAGATCCGTCAGGCCCAAGGCTGTAGACGTTATCGGCCCCGTTCAGAAAGAAGGCCCTGTTGAAGGCTACGACGATATCGGTGATCAGATTCGGCGTCGGTGTGAACGGCAGGGTCAAGCTGGACCACGATCCGGATCCGGTCCACTTCTGAACTGTAGAACCGAAGACGCGCAACAGGATCTGAGTCCCGCCTTCAGGGTCAAATCCGGAGAGTCCGACAATCCTGGAAGATCCTCCGTCGTCTCCGACTGTACTGAATCCCTGACGGCTCTGAAGAAGTCCAAGGGTCGTCACAACCGCATTCTCGATGTTTACCGCGAACCCCTTGGCGATCTCGGTCGAATGCTGACGATTATCCACGCCGCGCCATCCGCGCTCCGTGCTGATCGTGTAGACGTCGTCTAAAACGTCGGCCATTTACACCGCCTTCGGGGTGAGCTGCTGAATGCCATCATCGAACATCTCTTGAACCATCAGCGCCGCCAATTCGTTCTCGGCCGCCCGCTCCTCCTGCAGCGCCTTAGCGTACTGCTTCTGCTCCTTCAGGGCGTCGGCGTAGGCTGCCGAAATCAGATAGGCGCCGCAATCGAACTCCGGAACATCAAGGTCGTTCACGAGCCTCATCACCTGCTTGTTGTAGTAGATGGCAACCGTCGGCGCGGAATTCGGGACAAGATGCAGGCGAAGACGCTTGTACTTGACAGTGAATTCGTTCTGGACCAGCTTCGCCAGGACATTCGCTGAAGTCGTCTTTTCCCGAATCGTGACGACCCCGGTTGTGGTTGCATTCTTGGACACCCTGATGAACGTCCCGGCATCATAGGTATTCACGGAATCAACCGCAGTCGTTCCATTCATGGCAATCGTCTCGGCAACGTCTTCGCCGCCGACCGTGCCAAAGACCCTGACGCTGAAAGCGGAATTGTCCGAGTCCGATGAGGAAACGACTTGAACTTTATCGGCAACGCTCAAGGACGCGGCGGATCCAACCTCTCCGACGAGAGAGTATTTCACAGCGTTTCCGGAGCCGTTGATCGTATCGACGTTACGGCGCCAAAGCTCCGTAAAGGAGGAAACGTCAAGCAGCTTCTTGTTGGTCATTTCAGCGATCATGAATAGGCTGCCGACGCGCTTCGGGAGAATCAGGAACGCCGACCCGGAAACGAGGGTGACGCCGGTCTCCCTGGCATCGAAGAGGGCTGCCCACGGGTGGCGCTTCGCCAGCGTCTCGTAGCGAAGATTCACCCACCGCTTGATCTTGGCCTGAAAAACAGAATCTGATTTCTGAATCTTGTCGGAGACGGTCCCGTAAATCTCGGCGAACGTGATCACACCGGCACCGCCTTCCTGAAGGTATCCGGCCTACCGGGGTGAAGATTCGTCATATCCGGCGTCCATGCCCTCCAAACCCTTTCGAGCCAATCGCTTGCGAATTCTCCCCTGTGACCATTATAGCGCAACTTATCGCGCATTGCAGAGTCGTCACCAACGTAGCTCATGTGGGCGCACTTGATGATTGACTCGGGAATCCTGACGACGGAACACCTTGCCGGGTCAAAATTTCTTTTGTCAGTAAACCTGACGCCGTTCCTGACAACGGCAACTCCGGCATACCAGTGGTCCACCTCGATCTTGAAATTCCTCGTCTTCCAATAGATATCCTGAGCGATGTAGTAAATATCTGCGGCCTGATTCAACCTGATGAATTCGGTTGCCTCAAGAACGTCGTCGCGCTGATAAATCTCATCCGTGTCAACGACCCAAGAGAAATCACAGTCTCCAAGCATGTCGAGACATGCGTTCCGTTGTTCTTCTTCGGTTTCCCAGTACCCCTCGTAAACCTTGCAGCCGTTCCACCTGAGCCTTCCAAGAAGCTCGGAATTGTCAATCCGCTCGCCCGGGATTCCCCAAGGCGCGGAGCTGACCATGACGACCTTCTTCTCGATAAACGAAAACGGCGCAAGAACCTCATCAATGAATCTGAAATCCTTCATGGCGACCATCGAAAAACCGAATTTCATTTGATCAGTTTTCCGATATCATCGGCGCTCTTTCCCCACCTTTTAATCGCCTCAGATTCGGTTCCACTCCATGTCGCCTTGGGTATAGGCGTATCAAGCGGATCATCGACGACAATTCTGCTCGGATCTCCGCCGACGACGGACCAACTCAACCCGGTTGGAACATCCGGTCTTACCGGATTTCCACTTGAATGGGCCGTTACGCCTGTTCCATCGCCGATAATCAGTACCTCGCAACACTTTCTCATGGGCAGACGATTATCTTAGTTTCCTGGTAAATTCGATTGACAATCATCGTACTGACAACGTCGTTAACGCCCAGGCGAAACATCTTGCCGTTCCCATCCCATGTAAAGCTGGCCGTGCCCATCAGGACCCAATTTGATTCTGTGTCAACAACCTGCTTGTACCAGTTCACGGTGGATCCAATCGTCTGTATCCGTAAGCGAACCGTTGTAAGATTTGGAAATGCCGCAACGGTCGCAACAACCGAACTTGCCCCGTTCACAAGCTTTATCGCGCTAAGATCAGACCCGCTTCGCTCCCACCTTGCTCCGTCTAAATGCGACGGAGCATCAACTGCAAAGTATTGATCTCCGTTCTGTCCGAACCGAACCTCGGCAACCCAGTCTATGTCGGTTTCAGCCGATACATTCAAAATTGAATTGTTGGCAAAAGACGGGGCTCCGCTTGGCCCGAGTGTGAGTGCGCCACCTGAAACAGAAATGGCTCCGCCCGATGTCCAATATGATGACAGGCCGGATCCGTCAAAATTATCTCCGTAAAAGCACTCTGGGCGACTTCCACCCCTCGTCCTGTATGTTCTGACGATTCTCATTCCGCGCCTCTTGCGCGCAATGTCGGAGGCGAACGATGCCGCTAGATCGCCTCTTAACGGAAACTGATCGCCCATCTAGAACCTCCCACCGATCCACACGGCCATGTCAGACCCCCTTCGGGGCCGTGATGGACTCAACAACAGCCGTGAGCTTTGCGGCGTTGGAAGGCGTCAAAAGTTCATCCTTTGCCGCAATCAACTCGGCAACAATCACCTTGGCCGCCGGATCTCCGCTCGCCAGTTTCTTCTTGCCGCGCTCGACACCGACAATAAGAGCCTCGACTTGTTCCCTATTAGCCTTGGCAACGCTGTAAGCCCTGTAGGCCAGGCCCGCCCCGGGCACAAAGCCGATCAGAATCTGCATGCCGAGCTCGATCCAGGGAGAGGCGTCGATGGGCAGCCCGGCGTCCTTGCGCTCTTCGGGCGTGATCACGCCGTCCTTGTCGGCGTCGACCTGTTTCAGTGCGGCGTCGGATGGGCCGAACAGCATATCGGTGGCGACGCAGCCGCCCAAGACGGCGACGCATCCGGCGAGAGTTGCTCCGGCGAACCATGCGGCCTTCTTCATTTAGAACCTCCCATGTGAGATGTGATCCAGCCGGCTATGCCACCCAGTATAGATCCGGCACCAATGGCAAACGAGCGTGAGTTTTCAAGAGATCCGATGCGGCCATTCTGCTTCTTGAGGGCATCCCTTATCTCTGCGATGTCCATACGGATCTCTTTAAGCATCGCCTTCACTTCACCCTTCCACTCCGCGTCGGCCAATCTCCTGTCCCCGTCACTCATGCCGCCTCCTGATTATCCGCAACACCCTTCGGGAGGATTTTCGGCGCACGTCTCGCACCGGAACCCGATTTCTGTTTTCGCCGTCCACGTCGCCTCGTCCCATGCGTCAGGCTCCGGCTCCGTGACGAAAGCCGGGACGAGCGCAAGGCAACACTCGCACTTCGCCTGTCTGGTTTCTTTCTCGTCTGCCATTTTAGAATCTCTGCCCGGTCATGCGATTGTAGCGATACGCCTCGCCGTCGGAACCCGCGGCACCGGCCGACCCCGCGACACCCGTTCCTGACGCGGCCCCACCTGCGCCGCCGGAACCTCCGATTGACCGGAATGTCCCTGCCCCGGTGTAGATGTCGCAGACGAGGACGAGAAGGCCTCCACCACCCCCGCCGCCGCCGCCTCCGCCGCCAGCGTTTCCGGCCGGTGGAGTCCCTCCGTTCCCGCCGCTCCCGCCATCGACCTTGATGGTACCCTGATTCACGACTTCCTTGGCGAGGATCACGAGGCTACCCGATCCGCCGCCTCCGCACCCGCCGCCGCCGCCCCTGTTCGTACCGTCCCCGCCGCCTCCGGCCCCGCCCCCACCGCCAGCCCCGTGCCAGTCCGGAACCTGGTCGAAGAAGTCCGCCGAATAGGAGCCCTCCACCGCATACGGGAGAATCGTCAGGGTTCCGCCGGTCCCGCCGGTCCCTCCGGCCCCGGATGATCCGGCCCCGCCGTTCCCTCCGGCCCCGCCTTTTCCTCCGCGCCCGGCCCCACCGTTTCCATTATCCCCGTTCGATCCGGTGCCGGTCTGCCCTGCTCCGCCCGAAGACCTTTCGAATCCTGCTCCAGTCGAAGCGCCGACCGATAAGGTTCCCAGACTACACCGAGTCACGCCGGAAGCCGAGCCGCCGTTCGCTCCCCTCCGCCTGATGGTCCCGCCGGAATCGACCTGGAGTTTCGTCCTGACGCGGATACTCACGGCCCCGTTCACCGTGAGGGTTCCGCCGTTCTGCACCGTCACGTTGTCGTATTCCTTGCGCGTGCCGACTGTCGTCGATCCGGTGACGGTGAGGTCCCCGTCCGATCCGTCGCCGTAGGCCCCTTCGAGCGTTTCGATTGGCCGAAGTCCGCCAAACGATCCGTGAAGGCCGCGCATCACGCCACCTGCCAGAAGACTTTCGAGGCGGTCCCGCTCTCCGCGATGACGTAGACCTTGTTCGCGTTGTCCACCGGGACCATGACCCAATCGCCGGGGGCAAGCTCCACACCGTCCGTCGCGTCCGCGCTATCTGCCGTCACGTCGGAATTGCCGACGAATAGCCGAACCGAGTTTTTGACGCTTGACTTCACCAACACTCCCTGCCTGGCGACGATGCTGGTCGTCGTGATCTGGACGGCAGTGGTCCCTATCGAGGATTTCCTGCCGTGGTCGAAGACGCCGACCGATCCGGCGGTGTGCTGATATCCCTTCTCATCGAGATAGGCCCTGACGCGGTCATTATTGGCGACAGCCGTGGGCTCCGACGTGTGCGCCCGACCGCCCATGAGAAGCGGGTTCCCGGCATCGACGGCATCGTGCGCCACATCACCGGCGATAGCCGCCGCGCTCTCCGCGCTGATATTGAGACCGCGTTCGTTCCCTGCGTTATCCCGGAGCCGGACGTACAGATTCCGGTTCGCCGACATTCGGACATTGCCGAACTGGTTTTCGATGATCAAGGTCGGGGCCGTGTCGTCGAATTGCCCGACGAGCCCTGACGCAAGGATGCCGGTCCCTGTGCTGTTGAGCGCGTTGGCTATCTCGCGGATGCGGCTCCAATCCGTGCCGTCCCAAACCATGCCGAACGCTCCGACCGCCGGTACCGTAGGATTCGCCGTGTTATCGGCGAGGGCCGCCGCCGGAGGAAGCTCTGTATCGACAGCCCCACCGATAGAGACAATGCCATCGACGGTCAGAGAGTTTCCGTTGTCGTTAACTGGCAGGACGACAGTGGAAACAATGTTTACGTCTTGAGTGCCGGACGGAGTAACCGAGGCGTTTACATGAAGGGTTCCGTCCGCATCAGCGAGAAGCGTGACTGGGACTCCACCGCTGGTAAGCGCCCTGAGAAGAACCTTCTTGGCGTGCGCCGGTTGGTCATGCTCTTCAATGGTGATGATATTTTCGTTTCCGGGCGCCGGCATCACATCATCCTGTATATTTTCGCCGCCTCTTTCCTCAGCTCGCTCATTGCCGATTCAATCGAATGATCTCTATCGAGGTGCCATCGGAGGAAGGCTGTTGCTTTTGCGGCGTCGATCTCGGCAATAATCCCGTCCCGTTCATATAGGAGGGCGAACCGGACCCTCTCTCCTCCTGAGCAATCTGGAGGTTGATCTGGTTTCGATCCATCAGGAGTCTCGCGTATCGGTAGAGCTGATCCAGCTTCGTCTCCCCTATTTGTGGGGATCCGGTTTTCAGCATCAGCTCCTTGATCGCCCATGTGACTTCCTCCAGATCGCTCGACTGGACCTCCATTGACGCCGCCTCGACAATTCGCTTGAGTTTATTCTGTACATCCTCGTCAAACAAATGACCGCGATCAACTCCAATGGCGAGCGCCGCCCTGATTTGATAGGCATCGACCATGCCTTCGGATGACTCCTGAACCTTTACCGGCTTCGCCTGTTTGTCAACGATGACGGTCGGCTCTATGACCGGCTTCGCCTCGGCCTGGATCACCACCGGAGCCTCAGACGCTTCTGGAAAGGCAAAGTCCATTTTTCGTTTTCGCGCCTCCAGTAAAGACATCGTTCCATTCGGAAGCAACAGACTTCCACGAATAGTGATCGAGCGCCCATTTGGACATGGATTGCCTTGCACTTTCCGGCTGCGGATCAAGCAGCGCTCTGATTACCGCTTGCGTGAACAACTTTCTTTTTTCGGGATTCTGGATATCCGGCTCATCAACGGAACTGTCAATCTTGCAGCCGAACTGGACTGTCTCATCCAAAGCAGCGAGTTTCGTGCAAATCGGGAAGGCGCCGGCCGCCTGCGCCTTCATGGCCGAGATGCAGGAGATTTCCTTGAAATTCGTCGGATAGGTCCAAAGTGACGCCTGCATCATCGCCTTCGCCACTTCCTTGTGGCCGACTCGGCCGTGATAAGTCACGCCCGGCTGACGCAGCATCGTCTGGACCTTCTCCTTCCACGACATCATGAATTTGTTGTTGTGGTGCATCGCATCAAAGGTCTTCGTGAACCCGTAGTAAACGTGCAGATTGGCCTGCGGAACGGCGGCCATGATTTCCGGCCAGCACTCAAGCAGGATGTCCAATCCGCGATCCGGGCTCGATCCGTAAAAGCACCTGAACGGATCCCGGTCAACCAAATGATCAAAGTGAGACGGTTCGATCCCGTTTCGACTCACCCACATCCGGTCATCCGGAATCTGCGACACATTGCGCCTGTGCCATTGAGAAAGCGCGATGATCTTGTCAACCTTCTCCCATCGCTCTTTCCACCAGTACTCGGGCCGCTGGAGATCGTGCATCCACAGGTAAGTCTGATGCCCGCTGAATCCGGAATCCAGGAACGCGGAATTCCTCCAATAAATGAAAACATCTGGGACGAACTCTTTCTTGCATTGCCAGTACCCGGTATACCGGACTCCGTCCCAGTCCTTGTCGTCAACCTCGTCGCACATATTGAAAACGACAACATTCCACCCCATATCCCTCCAGTGGCGGGACATATTGATGACGGCTTCCTCGGATCCTCCGATCCCGGTCTTTTCTTTGGCCGGGCTCCACATCTCATGCGTCGGACCGCAGTAGATGTAGATCCTCTTCGTCGGCTCCGGGCCCCTCTGGAGATACGGACGGAGTGACGGGATATCCGAAACGGTATTCGGAACCGCCTTGGCCAAGTGATAAATTTTCTCGTTCTCTCCGCCGAGCTTGAGGTCTTTCTTGATCTTCTCGACGCATCCGATCAATTCAAGATCCTCTATGTATTGCTGGCAAATCTGGCCCATCTCGATGAACGACTGGTCGTTCGGCTTGTACTTCAAAATCTTGACGATCGCGAGCTGGCACTCCTTGTACCTGGCGAGATTGAAATAGGCATTGCAGAGAAGCATCAGCGGATTCAAATCGTAGTTCCTTGGATTGTAGATGCACATTCCCTGCGGGCGCCCGCGCCTGAAACCCTCTTCACACCAGTAAAGAACGTTTTCCCATTGCTCGCTCTTGTGGGCCACTCTGGCCATTCCGAAATAAGCATCCGGCCGAAGCGGAAGGATCTTCATCGCGTCGAAGTGGGCATCCGTCGCCTCCTTCAACTTCCCCATTCTCCAGAAGTTTTCTCCGATCGTATATTGGGCGATGTACTTCTCTTCGTCCCACCCTGAACACTCGATGTATTTCCTGAAAACGTCATTCGCCTCTTCGAGGCGGTTGTCGGCCTGGTACGCTTGGGCAAGACCAAAGAGAATCCTCGGATCGACGAACGGCTTGGTCTTCTCGATCTCCTTTTCAAGAATCCTCAAATTCCTCTCATTAGACGCCGCAATGTCTGATTCCTTTTTTCGATGCTTGATCCAGATGTCTGTGATTTTGACATTCGTTCCCTCGCGCAACGGAAGAAGATTTTCATGAACCGGGCCGCTCCATGAATACCAATCTTTCCTGACAACGCGCTCGCGCCAGTGTTCAGTGATGCAGTTCCCGTCCTTATCAAATGCATACTGGTATACGAAGAAAATGGCCCCAACTCTTTCGTTGTCGAAGTGTTCCAGCGACTTCCTGAACAGGTGAGAATTCACCAGGATGTCATCTGCGTCAATCCAGAAAACAAGATCGTTGGAACACTTTGAAAAAGAAAACTGGCGAGCCGCAGAGAAGTCGTCAATCCAGTCGAATTTGTGAACGACAGCCCCGAACGACTCAGCGATGGCGACAGTTCCATCGGTCGAGCCGGTATCAACGATGACGATCTCGTCAACGACGCCTTTGATGGAATTGAGGCACGCGGCAAGATTGGCCTCTTCGTTCTTCACGATCATGGCGGCCGAAACCTTATGCTCCACTCGGCACCACGATCTTTCTGACTCCGCGCTCAATTCTCGCTTTGTCGTATACCTTGAAGAAAATCTTCATGTTTTTCGGATCAGAAAAGAATTTCCTGTCTTGCCACTGGATGATCCTGAAAAGCCTCGTTGGAACGCTTCCGACCGCCACAAGATCCTTGCCGGTCTGACTTCCGCCATTGATCGAATTGACGTTGGCCATGTCGGCATCGAAGTTGGCTGCCTCGTCAGGATAGGCGTCCCTCCACAGCCTGAGAGCGGCGTCAACCAGCTCGTATGCGTTCTTCACGCTCTCGAAGTAGCTTTTCGGAACGTAGTGGATTTTCTCGATCATAAAAGTGCCCCGTGGCCGGGGTTGATCCGGCCACGGGGCTTGGGATTAGCCGGCAATCCCGTCGAGCTTTCCACTCGCCTTCTCGTTCAGACACTCAAGCGTCAACTCGGCCACATACTGCGCCTTCGTCGCATCGCCGGTCTTGGCGAGATTCTGCAGGAACGGCCGCCGGAGCCACGCGGTCCGGAACTTGTCGTTCTGCAAGGCCACAAGCGTGTTGCCGTTTCCGGCCGCCTGGAGAACGTCACGGCTCAGATACACCTTCTGAAGGCCGAAATCGCTCTCGTACACATCAATGCTATTGACAAGCCGGCGGTCATCGGCAGCGATGTTCTTGGTCAGCCCGGACGTGAACGCGCTGATCTGGCGCTTCACGCGGCCGCCAACATACGTCTCATCCGGATCCCCACCGAGCGTCCAGATCGCCTGGAGCAGGGTGTTATAAATGTTCTCCGTCAGAGACGTTCCAGAGGCAACGGTCGTCGCCGTGGTCGTGATGCAGTTCTGGACGCCGCTCAACTGACGAGCAGCAGAGCCAGTCCCGGACGCCGCCGAGCCGCGAGTGATCGCATGCTCGATATCGTTGGACAGCTCCTTCAGCTTCTTGGACGCCTGATACATGAAGGCGTCCTTCAGTCCGGCATGTTTCACGCTGCGCTGAGTGTCTGAAACCGAGATCGGCTTCGTGAACACCTGGCAGATCCCGACTGAGCGCGTCGGGCCAGAAAGCGCCGGAAAGGAAGGATCCGCGCCCTCGACTGCGGCGTTATGCGCACGCGAAGCGAGCGTGTCAGTCAACCACTCATGCAGGGTGTTCATCGCCGTGGAAGTCCCGAAGCCGGAAAGCATCGGGGTTTCCGTCGGATCGATGTTCACGATGATATCGAGAAGGTCTTCCCTTCTCGAAGAATCGTCATACGTCACCATCGGAGCCTGTGCCATTCAAGTTCTCCTGTTAATCGGAAGGAAGCCCGGCGCCAATGCCCCTTTCAGCCAAAAGCGACTCAAGACTCGTCTTTCCAGCGACGTAATTCTTGAGCGATTTGTGCCTGTCAACATTTTGGGTTCTGACCGTGGCGGGACTTCTCCCGCCTCCATTCAGTAGCGCCGCGCCTGCCTTCTCGGACGGTGTGACAGGCGGTTTCTTTGAGCCATTCGGTTTCATCGCCTTCTCCTCAGCAAGCCTGGCGAATGCCTCCCTTGAAGCGATCAAGACGCCGCGCGGGTTGGACTGGAGATCCTTAGCCGAAATCCCGAGTTCAGGGATTCCAGTCTCAGAATATATCTTCTCGGCGAGTGTTCGAAGCGGGGATCCCTGAATGGCGAGTTCGGGGTATTTCTTCTGCGCCTGCTGGCTGGCGATGGCGGCTTGCTCTCGCGCAGACAGCTCTTCCCTGACGCTCTTCACGGCGGCATCAGCTTCTTGGCGAATCATCTTCTTGAGCGCCAATGGCCGATACTGCTTCACTTTATCGGCATATTCCGGATGGTTGTCGGCAATGAAATCCAGTTCATCCACAGTCAAGTCTTCCCATGTCTTCGCAGAAGACTTCTCCTGTTGCGGTTCTTTGACGCGAGAGCTGATCTCGGAAACCTGGCCTTGCAGCTTCGCAAGCTCCAACTTGAGGGCGTTCTGAGCTTCCTCTGCCAATCTGGCCCTAGTCTCCGCCTCCTTCGCCTTTGCGTTCAACTGCTTGATTCGCTTCTGAGCGCGATTCCCAAGCTGCTTATCGAGTTCTTCTTCACCGTCTCCGGCGTCTTCCGGATCGCCCGCAGCGGCATCCTCGGGTTCCTCTGCGGTGTCGGTTGCTTCAGGAGAAGTCTCCTCCGTCTTCTCCTTTTCCTCTTCAGACGGTTGCTTCGGGAGGGTCTTGGACGGCTCCGCTGGAACCGAATCCAACTCCTCCGGGGCGTCTTGCGAGGCGCCCGCAGGCTCGTCAGCAGCCTGTTTCGTCGCGGCTTCCGGGAACATCTGTCCGAAACCGAGACGATTCGCAAGGTCTTTCTTCGACATCAATCCTCCTTATCTCGTTTCGCCGGCCTGCTGAACCGGCGTCTTGTCCGCTCCGGCAGGTTTTCTCGGCGCCGCCCCGGGCTTCGCCGGATACGGATTGTGGACCTTCGTCGGAATCATCATCCGGGGACGCCCGTGAACATCGAGAGTTCCGGTGATGTTGTCGGCCTGATACCCCTTCGTGAAATGCTCTTTCATTGACTCACCCTCTTCGTTCTGTCGATATAGGAAAAGCGCTTGTTTGTCTCAACGACCTCCTTTGGATAAAAATCCTCCCCAAGCTCCGGAACAGGCAATTCCTTGCCGTACTCCAGTTCCTTCGTGTCATCAGTCAACACCTTCTTGGTGTGCCGCGCAATGAACCGGCCGCCTCCCGGCATATCAATACCCCCTGGGCTTCTGCCCCTTTTTCGGCTTTCTCTTCTTCATGTTCCTTTACCCCACGGTTGGAGGGAACCCGAGTCTCTGATGCTGCTCCACCATGTCGGCAAGAGCGGCCTCCGACTGCTCATGTTCAGCCTGTAGTTTCCTTGCGTTCTCGACCTCAGCCTTCTTCTCATGGTAATTCTCGACGAACTCGATGATGAATCGAAGGCCCCTGGATTCAGCCGCAAGCGACAGCAGCTTTTCGTGGCTGGTGATCCTAGAATCCATGAGCCTGTGGTGGTGGAGCGCGATCATCGACTGGATCGAGTTCTTGATGAACTGCCACACATCACTGCGCTGAAAAATATCCAGCATGGCGATCTCGTAGTTCAACCTGTCTTCCGGAGTCATCCCGGCAATCCGCTCCTTGTAGGTCATACCGCCACCTTCATTCCAGGCTTCTTGTTCTTGATCTGCCTCATGGCCGCCACGGCCTCCTCAACCGATATCGGCCCCTCATTCTCTTTCTGCGCGGCGGCGGCGACGGCGGCGGCCTCCCTTTGAAGCTCTTCAGGAGTCTTCATGAGCCGACCGGCCAGCCTATAATCCTCGGTGTCGAAGAAATCCTTCCTGAGCTGGTCCTGACGAATGAGCGGATCCCCATTGAACATCTGGAGGCGAGTCATCGCCTTCTGGTGCGCGAGCTGGCGATTGGCGTTCCCGGCGTTTCCGGTCGGAACAAGTTTGAACTTGCCCTGGATCTCATGCCGAGACACAAACACGGGCTTGTCCTCCCCAAGCACCTGAACCCACATCTCGTCAGGCCCATACTGGTTGAACAGCGACCATACCTGATGGTAAATCTTCTTCATCCCGTCCTGCCAAATCTGAGCATCAAGCGAGAAGGTCGCGGCGGCAATCTGACTGATGTCGTTGATCTCCGTGGCCGTCCTCGGCTCTGATGTATTCGAGAGCGGATTCGTCAGGCCGAAGTCCGTGACGCCGATGTACTCCTCGGCCCATTGGCGAGTGACGTTCTCTTCCATCTGGAAAGACGAATCCAGAACCGGGATCTGGATCGGCTGAAGATCGTCCATGTTCATGACCGTCAGGTGCTGTCCGGGAATCCAGCGGAAGTTGCCGGCGTTCTTCAGGGACCCGAAGCGCGACTTGAACGTCGGCGCGTTCTGGATCGTCATGCGGTCCAGCTTGGCGTTATGCTGGACGTTGACGTTCTTCTGCATGTCCTCCAGCATCTCCGGGATCCCGCGCGAGGAGTACCACCGCATGTCGGTGATTTCGAGCGGTATCATCACGAAAGGCCACATCCCGTGGTCGTAATCGAACTCCTTCTCCAGACAAATCTTTCCGGTGTCCGGCTGGTAAATGATGACGACGCGCTCAGCGAATCCGTCTCCGTCGATATCGTACTCGCAGAACATCTCCCATATCTCGTAAAACCCGTCCTTGATCGGACTCGACAATCCCTCCCTGGCTTCCTTCGTCTGGACCAGAAGCGATTTCTCGGAATCGAGTCTCTGCGAGGAAGCGGCGCCGGATTCAATGATCTCGTCGATATGCTTCCACCCATTGTCGCGCTGCTTGCCGCGAAGGTCGTTCTCGGTCATCCATATCTTCTGGCCGATCCATCGAAGGCCATTCACGTCGATCGTAGCCTCCTCTGGAACCATGATATCCTCTGCGGGGACAGGCACGACATCGGGGCAATCGTAAACGACTTCGCGGCGCTTGAAGGTAATCGTCTCTTCGCCGTTCCGATAGGCGGCAACGATCTTCTTGGCCTTGTCCAGATCGTTCTCATCTTCAAGATCGAGCCCCGCCTTCGCCGCGAAGAAGCCGACCATGTTGTCATCGTTGAGCGGACGCCTGACTGGCTGTCCGTCCGGAGTCACATCAACGACTTCGCCGTTCTCCAACCTGTCGCGCTCTTCGGGCGTCAGGTCCGTCAGGCGGTAGCGCTCCTTCACGTCTCGCGTCTGGTAGCGCCAATGGATCTTGAAGACGACGAAGCCTTTTTCAAGCATCTGATCGACGCCGGAAACGATCTTGGTCAGATAATCAGGGATCGTGTTCCAGAGCAGATGATCGAACACGATCTCGGATTTCCTGGCCGCGTCCATCATCGCTTCGCTCTCGTACTGGAAGACGACCGTCGGGCGCGTATTGGTCGAGAGTCCGACGTAGTTCGGCTTGACGCGCCGCATGATCTTGTCGATCAGCGGCCACGACAAGTTCGAGCATCCAGGCCACGGAAATGTCTTCGTCGGCCGGATCCCCATACGAAGCTGATGGAGGCGCACCATCTTGTTGCGCCATCCCTCGCGGCTGTTCCTGGACTGATCCACCTCCGTCTTGATGGAGGTCATGAACATATCGAGGCCGGACTCGGGAACGGAAAGATCCGGCGCATCAGCTTCCGGCGACATCTTGGCGTCTTCGTCCGTCATCGCTAAATACCGTACCCCGAACTCCCCCGCGACGCAACATCTTGTGTCTCACTGTTCGCATACCACTCACTCGGCGGGATGTGCCATGATCGGCTCATGACGAGGTAACGAAGAGCATCGCAGGCGTGGTCATTGACTTTCCTCGGCGCCTCCGGAGCTTCCCTGCGCTGCATCGCCGAAAGAGTCATCTCCTTCCACTTGTAGTCCTGGATCTCCCAGATCAGGTTCTTGCACCGGCTCGAAATCTTGACGCGGCCGCTCTTGAAATACTCGGCCACCCGGTTCACTCCGGCGGCCACATCATTGTTGGCCCGCTGACAGATGATCCCGAAATCGGCGAATTCGTCGGCCACCGAGATCAGTTGCCCGTCCTTCTCCCTCGTCCTGTTGAAGCAGGACGGGTCGATGTACGTCACCATGAACTCCTGATCGTCGCCCTTACTCTTCGACTTCTCCTTGATCGCCGACGCATGCTCCTGAATGGTCCATCCGCTCTGGTAATGCTCGTCGTAGATGATCAGATTGCCGTCGAAGTCCTCGGTGGCGAAGAGACAGCATGTCGGGTTCCTGTAGCCGAAGTCGATCGAGCGGAACAAGACTTGCCCATCGCTCGGCGTGTAGTCCTCGATGACGTGCTTCTTCTCCGAAAAGTCGCTCCAGATCAACCCCTCGAAGGCGTCCCATGATCCGTAGACATATCGCTTGATCCATTCTTCAGGATAGCTGTCCAGAAGCGATTGAAGATACCCGTCCGGCAGATACGGGTTGTCGCCCGTGGCACCCTCGAACAGGACGTAGTCGGCGGGGTTCACATCCTTATGCATCTTCCATCGCTTATAAATGAAATTGTGGCCGGCGGGGTTGCCTGTCAGGAAGCATTGCCTGACCGGAATATTCTCCCTGCGAAGCCGCCCGATGATGGACAGGAACACCTCTTCCCCCACCTCCTCGCCCTGGTCAATGAAGGCGAATCCGAGATTGTGGCCGAGCTTCAGATTCTCGGCGTGCCTGAACAGAATCTCGCTTCCGTTCGGCATCACCAGCTTCATCTCCCCGGCAAAGTAGTACTGCTTCAGCGCAGGCTTCAAATCAAAGAAGCTCTTCATGGTCGTGTCGCGCAGGTCCGGATAATTCTGCCTCATGATGAGCCCGAGGTTGCCGGGGAAGATCTCCGAAAGCAGCAGCGCCTTGACGCATCCGGCCAAGGTCTTTCCGTTCCCGATCCCGCCGAAGTAGGCCGGATACTTGGCCTCGCAATCCACAAACGCCATCTGCTTCGGCAGCAGCGCAATCTGCTTGAAATCGGCAAGCGGATCAGCGCCCGACATCGTCCAACCTGTCCGAGTGATCGCCGCACTCGCATTCAAAGCGATGCGTCTTCTGGTTGAAGAGGACTCCGCTCGGGTCGCAAATCCTGTTGTGATACCGAAGAAACTTTTTCGGGACTGAAGATTTTTGCGGCAACTCCTCAAAATCCGGCATGGCGTCGAAGTGTCTCGCACATAACGGCTTTTCCTTACAGCGCCGCTTTTCAGATTTGCTCATTTCTCGGGTGTCTCCTTCTGCGGGAGGATCTTCTCGGGCACGATCTCGGCGTCCACAGGCTTCGCCTTCCTCTCCGCCCTGATCGTGTTCGCCCTCTTCACCAGCCCCGTCGCCTTGTAATCCGATGTCGCCAGCGTCACGATCAGCGGGTTCTCCTTCTCCGCCTGGATCACTTTCTGGGTGGGAGCGTAACCGGAATCCCATCGCTCCATGAACAGTTTCAAATCGGGCGCCTTCCCGAATTCCAATGCCTGCCGCAACAACTGAAGACCCACCACCCCCACCGACCCCCGGCACACCGCCTCGCAGCGAGCGTTGAACCACTCCTCGAATTGCCGGTCTTGAAGCGCCGCCCACCAGTCCTCCGGTTGAATCCCGACCTTTCGGCAGCGGTCCGTGATCGTCATCTTCCCGTCCGCCAGGAAGCTCTCCGCGAATTTCTTGGCCCACACCGGCGGCTGGTAGGAGTTCAACTCCGCATCAACGATCCGGGCGAGGAGTTCTACTGAGGCCATTCCTTGACTCCGACTCTCAATTGCTTCAGCTTCGCAGAAATGAACGCGTGAACCTTCTTTTCATCGGCCGAAAGAAAAGAGCGAATAAACTTCAGTGCGTCGATATAGCCGCGCTTGTAGTGTCGGCTCCAGTGGTTGTGGTTCTTGCCACGTTGGAACACTGCTATGAGTATAGAATGAGAAATGGAACAGGAAACGAAAAAGCAGAAAAAATATTTGCGATGGGTGGTGCCTCGTCGCGCGGCCACGAATCCCCCCTCCCCCCCCCGCCCCATTTTCGCGCGGCAACCGCGCAACCGCGCAACCGCGCAACCGCGTCACGGCGCAGCATGGTTGACAGCGTGACGGTGTGACTGCGTGACTGCGTGACTGCGTGATGGCGCGACATACCACACGCTGACTGCGTGACAGCGTGACGGTGTGATGACGTGGTGACGTGGTGACGTGGTGACGTGACTGCGTGACGACGTGACAGCACGATGACGTGATTGACCACACGCTGACGGCGTGACGGTGTGACGGTGTGACGGCGTGACGGTGTGCTCGGATACTCGGATCTCATGGTCTCGGTGCGACGGTGGCGCGATCGTTCACGGATTGAACGGTTGCGTTTGAAAAATTGTTCGCTATGCAATTTCTGCATGGTTGCTTTGATCGTTCACGGATTGAACGGTGGCGTTTGAACATTTGTTTGCAGGGCCTACAGCTTGGTAAACGTTTCGCGAAACAGTGAAACGTTCGTGAAACGAATGTATTTGATGGTTTGTACCGGCCGTAAACCCTCTATGGATATAGATATATATACATATACATATATTAGTGAAACGGTGAAACGCTTTTTCGGGGAATATCATATGGTGGCGCGGCCGCGCGATTTTTTCGCCAACCTCCCTTCACCAAAAACCACCGTTTCACCGTTTCACTGTTTCTGCGTTTACAACTTCTTTATCTGCTAGACTTGCAACGCCAACCAATGTAACGCGAAACAGTGAAACGCTTTCCAAAAAATCGTTTCGCTGTTTTCTGTCAGGAATCAGGTTGACTTTTTTGTTTTTTTTTCTGTTTTGCCCTTGCTTTTTCAGTCCGCTATATATAGACTGACGGCGTAGCTGGGATCGTCCCAGCAGCGAAACAGCAGAGAGCAGAGAGCAGAGAGGAGATCCGCAATGGGATACGACAGTATCGATCGACTTTGCCGCTGGATCAGCGCCGGAAGGTCGGCGCAGCAGGTATCCGCGAGGTATCGTAGCGCCCGGGGACGGAGCTACGTGGAGATGGACGAGGACTACGCCCGTATCTGGGCCGCCCGCTGCGAGAGACTGGCGGAGCTGCGCCATGAGCCGACTACGGCGGAGCGACTGGGTCTGCCGGAGGGCTCACTCACGGCGCGAGACCTTGCTGCCGGGCTGATCACGCTGGAGGAGGCTCAGAGGCGAGCCGAGATCATCACGCACAGGCACGAGCACACCGACTATGACGACCTGCTGAGGAGGGGTATCGACAGGGACACGGCCAGAGAGGTGATTTGACATTTTGGGGATCAAACAAAGGAGAGGACCATGTACGCTAGACGGTTCGATCTCGGGCGAATCGTTGGGACGCCGGACGCCGTCCGGACTCTGTGCGAGCGGGGTATCCATCCGTCCGACCTGCTGGACAGGCACGTCATGGGGGACTGGGGGACGCTGAATCCGGAGGACCGGCAGGCGAACGAGGACGCATTGGCGCATGGCGACAGGATCATGAGCGTGTATCCGCTGGACGAGGAGACGAAAGTATGGATCATCACGGAAGCCGATAGATCAGTGACGACGATCATGCTTCCGGAGAATTACTAGTCGGCCGTCGGTCGGGAAAGGATGCGTCAATGCTGAAGTGTCAAGAATGTCAAGAATGTCAAGAATGCGACGGAGCGGGGCTCATGACAGATCACGGGAACGAGAGTGTCCGGCCGATGATCTGCGATTGTCGGGCGGGCGCGCGGATCCTGCGATGCGTCAAGGCAATTGACTCGATCAACCTGACTCTGCGCGAGGTAGACGCGATGATGCTCGACATGAGTGATTGGGACGAGCTGACCGAAGAGGACGAAGCCTTGCGTCAACGGATAATCGAACTGCGAAAGGAGATTGCATGAGCTACGCCGCGCACTCCGAGATCGAAATGCCGAACCTGCCGTACGAGCGCCGCGAAAGAGGGGAAGCATGACCAGCGTAACCCTGTCGAACGTCAAAGATGCGTTGCCGTCGATCAGGTCGGACCTGCTCGGCCGTAAATGGTTCGAGCTGACGACCGACAAGGGAGAGGTTTCGATTTTTTTCGGATCGAACGATGCGGCCACGGATTTTTTTCGATTTCTCGCTGAAATGCTAAAAAAAGAATTGGACGCGGAGAAAATCCGGGAGTAGAGTTCCGCGCACATGACCCCGCGACTCAAAAACAAGGATGACATTTTCCGGCTAGGTGAACTCACGTTCACCGAAAAGGGCCGCTGCTCTTCGCGGGGTCAAGCGGCCCCTGCCTTTTATTTTTCTGAAGGAAAGGAGGAGAGATGACGCTGCCATGCGTATCCGACTATCTCCCTGACGATAGCGTCGGCCCCGTGTGCCCCGAAGATCCCGCGCACGGGCCCATGCTCTGCATCGACGGCAAGTGGCTGTGCAACATGCCTATCGCCGTCGATCCGGACGGACGCGAGGTGTGTTGTGAGGGGTCTGCCGTGTCGGATGAAGACGCGAAAGAAGCTCATTTCGCAGACAGGCACGATGACGAACGAGCTGAATGAATGAGTGATATCCCGGCAGCGCCCATCACGAGATCTCTCGGCCCGTTCATGGAGATCATCGACTATGGTGGGTTCTATAGGATCAGGAACTCGAAGAGCAAGGGCCTACTGGGTATGATCGAGTTCCACCATCCGTGGAATCAGTTCGTGTTCACGCCGTCTCCCGGCACGCTCTTCAGCTACGAGTGCTTGGAGGAGATTGCCAAGTTTTTACGGGAGGTCCCATGAGTACCGACGACAAAGCCCAGAGCGCAGGCGCAGGATCTGATCCTGGCGGCCGCGGCGAAATACGGCGCGACGGACCGGACAGACGCCGCGGCCTCGATAGCGGCCGCGGTCCTGATGCACGGTGAGGGCGTGATCGCCGAAAGAGAGAACGCATGAAGACCATCGCATTGCCTCGTGGATTCAGGATCTTGAGCGGCTCGCACAAATCGCGCGAGGAAGGCATGTGCGCGATGGAGGCGGTCAGTTGGCTTTCCGGCGAGCCTCACTCCGACATGCCCTCCTGCGCCTCTCCGGTAATCGCCAAGCTCGTGATCGCGCTGAACGACTCGGCGCCGGATGACGCGACGAGAACCAAGGTCTTGAAGCCGTACCTCAAGCGGATCATCGGCACGAAAGCGGACCTGGAAACCGACATGCGTCGCATGTACGCCGTCGTCGATCTGGCTGTCAGGACGATTGCGGCCGACGCGATGGACTACGCGAAACTCGCGGAACAGGCCAATGCCCTGCGATCGCTGAAGAGGATCGACAGCGAGAAAGATGCCAACGCCGCCAGGGCCGCCGCCTGGGCCGCCAGGGCCGCCGTCTGGGCCGCCTGGGACGCAGCCGGGGACGCCGCCAGGGCCGCCGG